TTTAGCACCAACTTGAGTACCTACACTCACGCCAGCACCAACTTCAGCACCGTTGCCATGTTTATCGTGCATACCGGTTGAACCACCTACTCCAACGCTAGCACCAGCAATAGCACCAGCTTCTCCTGACGCACCATCTACTCCAATTTGTCCACCGACTCCAGCTTCGGCATAAGTTTTAGCTCCGGCATGACCTTCAGTTGTTGAGGTTAACCCTGTGTTACCAACTTTAGATTCAGCGGATGCACCTACACCAGCTTCTGCACCTGCACTTACTCCAGCTTCAGCTTTTGCGTTGCGGCCGTCGAAACCAGCATCAGCGCCTGCATCAGCATGAGCACTAGCGTCGGCATGACCCTCTAATGTTGCGCTACCTACTTTAGTTTCTCCACTAGCTCCAGCTTCTGCTTCTACACCAGCCCCAGCAGCAACGCTGGAATTAGTAGTCTCTGTACCAACCGTAACGGTTGCTTTTGCTTGTTTTTTAGTAGCCATATTATTAATCTCTTAAAAGTTTTACAATTTTAGTTGCAAGGTCTTTGAACCAACGTTCATCATAACCTCGTGTTGTTTCAGCCGCCACACCAATTCTTATTCCTGAAGTTTCAACAAAACCTCTTGTATCTCCAGGAACTCCATTTTTGTTTACAGTAATTCCATTAGCTTCTAGCAAGTCAGCGAACTCTCTTCCACTATATTTTTCTTTACGCAAATCAATCGTCATCATATGACATGATGTTCCACCAGAAACAATGTCAACTCCTGCGTCAATAAACGTTTGAGCCATTGCATAAGAATTAATCAGGATTCTACTAGTATATATTCTAAACTCTGGTGTTAATGCTTCATAGAAACATTGTGCTTTTGCTGCAATGATATGCATCAATGGACCACCTTGAGTTCCAGGGAATACTGCACCATTAATTTTTTTATTATAAGCTTCATAATCCCATAGAATCATTCCGCCACGTGGACCGCGAAGAGTCTTATGAGTAGTTGTTGTTACTACATGAGCATGAGGGAAAGGATTCGGATATTCACCACCAGCAATCAATCCTGAATAATGACTAATATCCGCAAGTAAGATAGCACCAACACTATCAGCGATTTTACGAAAACGTCTCCAATCAAGTGTTCTGCTATAAGCACTTGCTCCAGCAATTAGCATTTTAGGTTTAACAGTTGATACCAATTCTTGAACTTGATCGTAATCAATATATCCACTATTATCAACGCCGTAAGAATATGCATCAAACCATTTACCACTTATATTAACTTCTGCTCCATGCGATAAATGTCCACCACTAGCTAAGTCCATACCAACGATCCTATCACCTGGCGATAAGAACGCTTTGAACACTGCAAGGTTAGCATTAGCACCACTATGAGGTTGCACATTAGCATACTTACAACCAAATAGTTTGGTGGCATATTCAATTGCTAATTCTTCGATCTTATCTACTTCTTCACATCCATTATAATATCGTTTGCCAGGAAGACCTTCGGCGTATTTGTTAGTAAAGATACTACCGCACAATTGCATTACTTCATTACTTGCAAAGTTTTCACTAGCAATAAGTTCAATAGTATCTTGTTGACGAACACCTTCACTAGATAAAATATTTAAGATTCGTTTATCGATCATTTAAGTCCTTCTTATAAAAATGGCCTGACCAGCAGGATTCGAACCTGCGACCCACAGCTTAGAAGGCTGTTGCTCTATCCGTCTGAGCTATGGTCAGGCAGTGATTACTCCATATGAAACTGAAAATATAACAAATAAAAATATAAAAAGCGCAAACGCCATAACACCAATTATAATTTTACCTATTACCATTAAAATAAAATCAATCATATTACAATTTATAAACTTTGGTGGGCCCTACAGGACTTGAACCTGTGACCAATCGATTATGAGTCGAACGCTCTGACCAACTGAGCTAAAGGCCCTTTAATATGGTGCCTCGGGCCGGAGTCGAACCGGCACACCTTTCGGCGAGGGATTTTAAGTCCCTTGTGTCTACCAATTTCACCACCGAGGCATTATTCTTTAATTACCTTATTCTTTTACATGATCAGATGGTTTTTTTCTGCTTGCCATTTGTTCATCGTATCTTTTTCTAGAATCTTCGTAATCAATTTCAGGTTGTTGCTTTATTGCTATAAGAATTGGATGTAATAGAGACTTAGTATATAGTGTACTAAATTCTTCTAGAACTGTGTCAGGATCTTCTCCCTTTGCCAATCTTTTTTTAGCTTTTTCTAGAATCGATTCTGGTGTTGATCTCATCGACGATAAATGTAAGCATCAAGTTTAGTCGCATTAGCCAAACCACCAACTATGTTACCAGCCCAGTCATAACCGGTTACTGACGTTTTGCCAGTGCGCCAATTAGTAATGATAGACTTTTGTATTGGCTTACGGCCACGAACTACCAAGCGATACTGTTGCTGATGACCATCAGCTTTCAAAAGACGATTCATGCCAGAAACAAGTTTACGAGCTTCGGCAAGCATTTGCATGTCATTGACGCTTTGTGTATCATATGACGCGATATAACTTTTTGTGCGATTCATCATTTTTCACCTTCTTCAATGTATGGTCTGAAATCACCAGTATTGTGATCAATAATAATAATTTTTTGTTTTTCTAGAAACGTTAAAGTAGAGTCAATTCCATATGCTACCCCAGCATCTCTTCCAGCTCTATAATTAAAAATCATACCAGCTAAAAAGAACAAAAGTAGAAATGTTACTTCTATCCATTCCAACTGAAGCATTAGGCATCCTCTGAAATGCGATTAACTGTACCATCTGCAATTGGCCAATACGCAAGTCCAAGACCAATAGCAGCGGAAATCATACCTTGCAGAAGAGTAGCATCTCCAGTTTCAATGCCACCAGTGGCGCCAAACACAATCATAAACCCAACAACTAATCGAATCATAATATTTCTCCTTAAGCCGCAACTTTGTCAGTGTATTCTTCAAAACCAAATGCTCTAACTTCGTACATTGTACCATCAATCTCGATACGATCACGCATCATGCTTGAGCGATGGCCATATTCAACACCATCGTAAACTTCGAGGTCTTTAACAACTTCGATGTCTTTGTGAAAATCTTGATTGACACTACCATCAGAGAAAAACTCACCTTTTGACCAAGAACCATGAATGTTCTGAGTGCGATGATAAGCATACTCAAGCATTTCGTCAATGCTAAGGAATTTTCCACAATCAACGATTGCCACTTTAACTGCTACTTGATCTTCCATCTGGTATACTGTTGCTTTCATTTTCTGCTCCTGTTTATCAATTTATGGTACCATTATACCATAGCTGCAGAGAATGTACACTGTTTTGTGAAAATAAATGAAAATAAAAAAGCCTTTAGAATCAACAACTTAGAAACCCTTAATCCATAAGTTGTTGATTCTAAAGGAAAAAAAGAATTGTAACATTTTGTATCTTTTTTGATACAAATTCACGGAAATGGCCAATTTTTGGTCTTGTGGGGGTCACTTAGGGGTTCTATACCCTCTTCCAGCTTCTTGATTCCTAGAGCCCAGTTCTCAGCTGCATCTTCAGCATAATGGATTGATTTGTCTGGATATTCCTCGGTATGAAACTTAGTACCATTATTATAGTACTCAATAATGAACATCCGATCTTGATGAATAACCTTAGCAACCAAATCTCTAGTCTTATAATACGTTGATATTAATTCTCTGCGCCACATGATAGCTCCTTTGCTAATGGAAAGATTTTAGTAATTACTTCAGCACAAGTGCGAGCAATTTCCATATGTTCCTTTTGTGTACCATTGGAAGAACGCAAGTCAATGTAATGAATCCAACTACGAAGAGTTCCGTTCATGTACATCTTAGACTTAGTGTTACCTTCAGGTAAAACTGCTCGAGCTTGCTCTTTAGCAATGCCAGCGCTAATAGCCCACTCATAAGCTTCTTTAGCGACAGCAATAACACGTTTCTGCTGTTCTTCCCACATCCAAGCAAGACGCCGGCCTTCATCAGTATTAATATCAATCTCTACAGAATTTTGGCGATTCTTAGTATCTTGAAGGCGAACTTCGCGAAGTACAAACTGTTCTCCCAAAGAAGCTGGATCAGCATAGCGTTGAGAAAACTCTTGAAAAGAAAACGAACGGTGACGAAGAATTTGTCTAGCGATGTCGCGAGTTGTCTCAATTTCTAAACAAGCCGAAACCATTTCTAATGGAGACCAATGCGCATGCTTAATAAGATACTTGATAAGCTTCTCAGAAGTTTCACTATTAATTTGATTAGATGGATTAGACACTCGAGCGCAGAATGCAATCAGATCTTGTACGTCACCAAGATCATGAGAGATCTCATTTGCCGGAGTTGAATAACTAATTAACTTTACTTTCATTTTATACCTTAAATTCTGAGAAGTTTCTAACATTTGCAGTAGAAGGAATCATTGAAGACTGTTGACCTGAATCAATAATATTTTGAGCATTTGGTTCAACATCATATAATTTCATTTTACTACGATCAACGCCAATCACAAATCGTTTATTTGATGATGGGTCATTATATCTATTCTTTAATTGCTTAACTAAGATTTGATTCAAAGCATCAAGCTCTTCATTAGAAATTAACGCAAACATTAAGTCTGCAGTAGCCGGCAAACCGAACGATTCGGAGGTGTCTTCAAGTCCGACATCGGAGTTGGAGTATCCACTTCTTGTTGTTTGAGTTGCAGATACGATTGGTACGTTAAATTCGACAGCAAGGCCACGAATTTCTTCGGCAATTGCTTTGATGTATGAGTATGAGTTGATTGCACCGCCCATTCCTTTCATTCTTGAAGATGCGCAAATATTGAGATAATCAATAAAGATAATATCAGGTTCAAAGTTTTTCTTAAGTTTAAGTTCTTTCAATAAAGCTCGAAAATGACCAACATGAGCTGAGGCGGTTGGATACTCTTTAATAACCAATTTACCATTTGCTTTATTAGCAATTTGCGCAACTTTATTTCCAAACATATCTTTAGATAGATTTGAAAGCTGATCAATGGGTACATTCATTAGATTAGCATCGATACGTTCTGCGATACGTTCTTCAGCCATTTCCATTGTAATGTACAATGCGTTCTTGCCCTGTGATAATACTGATCCAGCGACATGACACATAAACAAAGATTTACCAACACCAGTACCAGCCAAAGCGATATTTAGTGTTTTGTTAGGTAAACCACCCTTTGTAATTTGATTGAAGTAATCTAAATCAAATGGAATACGTTCTTCCTGTTTGTGATAGAAATCATAACGACTATCGTAGTCATTCAAATAATCATGACCAATATTAGTATCAAATGCAACTGACAAAGCTTCAGTTAAAAGATCTGGTAATGCATTTTTAGTAAGTTCTTTATCTTTACCATCAAGAATACCAATAGACTTCATGATTGCAATATGAATGGCTCGATCTTGACACCATTTTTCAGTCTGATCGACAAGCCATTCAATATCAGTATTTTCAGACTTTGAAATTTCTTGTACGATTGAAATAGACTGTTGGTATTGTCCATCTGTCAGATTTGCAGATTCAAGTTCAATACCAAGAGCTTCACCTGTTGGAAGTTTATTGTATTTGCCAACATAGTTTACAATTTGATCAAACACATCTTTGTGTATATCTTCAAAGTATTCTTTCTTTAGGAAAGGAATAACCTTACGCGTATACTGCTCGTTATTAATGAGATTACGTAATACTGTAGTCTGAATATTAGGATCCATTAGTCACCAATTTTATATTGTCCATCTTCAAATGCGGTTTCAATAATATGAGTTAACATATCACCAAGATAATTTTCAAATGCTGGACTTTCTTGTAATTCTAATCTTTCCATCGGGCTTTTTTCAATTTCATATTCAAACGAAAGTCTACCCTCAAGTTCTTTAGTATTATTATTATTAATTTCTTCTAACGATAGACGACCAAAAGTTACAATAGTTCCAGCAAATTGACCAGTTAGAATTTTGAAAGAGTCGTGATCAGAATCTTCTTTGAATGAAACTCTTTCATAATCATATCTAGATATATTATACATCGTCTTCACCTAAAAGTACACCCTCTAGTAATGCATCGTCAATTTCTGATTTATAGCCAATGGTGTAATGCTTCTTAACAAATTCTTTGAAATCTGTCTTTTCAAAGATTGGAGTCCAGAATTCTTCCTTTGAAGTTTCTACTTCACGTACTTTATTGACAGTAAGTAATTCACCTGTTGCAGGATTAATAGATTCATACCAACCATTACTTGGCTTTTGCACATAACCACCAGCCAAACCAACTTCAAGTAGACCCGAATACTTTTCTACGCCACCTTCCCAAGTAACTGTAACAGGAACCTTTGATTTTTCTTTAACAAAACGAGACTTTTCAACATTAATTACAAAGTCGTAACCAGTAACTTCTGTACCTTTTTTGTTTTGACGACGACCAAGGATCCAAATTGTATCTGCTGAATAGTAGATACCTGTGCCACCTGAAACAATTGCCTTAGGGAACAAACCAATTTCTTGATATGTGTGATTTACCGCAAGCATTGGAATGTCTTTCATAGTCAAATATGGTGTTGACATACGGAAGAGACCTTTCAGGGCTTTTGCACGGGACATGTCAGCAACAGATTTTTCATTGATAGCATCGTCTAATTCTTTCTTAGATGCAAGGTTACCAATTGAATCAATCACAACAATAACTTTATCATCACGACCGATTTCTTCTAGTTGGCCAATCAAATCAAACTTTAGTTCTTCAACGTTAGTAATTGGAGTATGCAGTACACGCTCAACGTCAATACCAAATGATTCAAAGTAAGATTGTGGCGAACCAAATTCAGAATCATAGAATAGCATAATGGCATCTGGATACTTTTTCATATAAGCACCAGCCATTAGCAAAGCAAAAGAAGTTTTGAAGTGTTTACTTGGACCAGCAAGAACTGTAAGTCCTGGTGTAAGTCCACCATCAATAGAACCTGATAGTGCTACGTTAATCATAGGCACGTCAGTTGTAATCATATCTTTCTCGGCAAAGAATTTTGATTTTGAAAGAACTTCGGTATGCTTAAGCTTCGAGTTCTTTTTAAGTCTGTCCATAACGCTCATATATTACTCACCTTATTTTGTTAGTGTAATTACTATTATACCATAAACTCATCAAGTTGTACACCATTAGAATAGTCATTTATTGATTTTGTTTTATTGTCTTGTATAAGAAAATCTGTACGTAATGTATCTAAATTTCCTTCAAGGTAATCTTTTACGTATTGAGCCATGTCTGCTGCTGTAGTAACTGGTACGTTTTGGCAAATATGGTTTAGGTTACGAAGACCGCCTTGTAGTTGAAAGTCTTCTGGTAGCTTCATAATGCTCAATGCTTCACGAATGCTAATATAACGATCTTCATCAGGATGAGTAAGAGAAGTTGGCATATGACCAACAAAGGCTCCAATAATTCCCTTTGGAATCTCAGTAGTCTTACGCATGATGTTTCCACCATCCTTTAGTTTCTTATGCATGCGTTCGCACTTACGAGCTTCTCGCTCATAGTTATTTTCACGCATCCACTTTGCGACATCAAGATATGAGACGCCGGCATTCTCAATGTAGTCTAATGGATTTGTGGTCTTATCAATTTTCTTAGCAAAATCAACATGGCTAATTCCACCTTCCATTACTTGAAGAACATAACGATAGAATGGGTTATCAGATGGTTTCTTTGTATTAGTCAATACTCCCATTGGATCTCCATCCTTGGCCTTAGCACTTCGAATGGTATCTTCAATAGTTTCGTTAGGGCGTTCAATGTATGGAAATACTGGTACAACATCTCCTTTCCAAAAGAAATAAAACGTACGATCTCTTACTTGACTCAATCCATGTAGAACTGATTTAGTCTTAAAGATGCTAAATGTATAACCATACTTCTCACCAATCTTTCTTAACCTTTTGACAATCGGTTCGCCCATCTTTGAAGCAAGTCTTGGTGCGTTCTCACCCCAAAATACTCTAGGGGATAAAGAACCCAACACAAACTCAGAAGTAATAAACATCCAATCATTCGCAGAATTATTAGAACTTGCTGATGGAGAAAGAGAACTAAGCCCAGCACAAGGACAAACAGTGTTGACAACGTCAACACGATCAAAGTTACTAGTGCTGTCAGAAGGGTTAAGAACATGGTAGGGAACTGTGTTCTTATAATGGTTAACAATATGTTGATCGTTATTTGAGAAGGCTTCATAGCTTAAAATATATTCCGGTTTTTTACCAAAGACTTTTTCCATCGCGATGGTTTCTCCACCGATCAATGGAACAATACTAGCATATTTCATAATTGACTTTCCACGTATGTTTTCATTCTTAATTGTCTATGGACGTCGTCCTTGTGTAGGCCAATGCATGTCGCAATAAGCAATAGGCCACTTTCTAAAATAACGTCAACTGGTAGATTATGTTCTTTAAGCTTTCGCACAAACAAATCTTTTACATATAGATTTTGTTGTACATTTGAAACCATCGCATTATAACCATGATATAAGTCATGCGCTAGTTTAGCCCAATCATAAAGGTTATCACCTTCATTTCCAAGTCTACCACCATAGTTTCCTCTTGGATCGATCAACTTGAATTGATCGGTCTGCTGATTATATAGTACATTTCCAAAATGCAAGTCTCCATGCATACCAAAGATTGGTTTAGTATTTCTCCATGCTTTGGTTGCGATATTAACCAATTTTTGTGTTTGGCTATTTGTAAATTCAAGGCCATTCAATCGTTCTTTAGATTTATTGATCCACATAGATTCAGACAAAGAAGAAAACTTTTGAATGAATTCCATATCGTTTGATTCATAGTTGAAATACTTTAGCTTGATCTTAAAGATACGATCTATGATGTAATCCCAACTACTATCTGATAGGTTATCATAGAGCATCAAATCAGATAACAAAGTACCAGACTCATAAGACATAACCAAATGAGTCTTAGAAGGTAGAATCCTAGGCGTAAACATAGATTGCTCTGGCGTAAGACTATCATACCACATCTTTTCTGCCATTAGAGTTTTTACCGAATGTTCATCGTGATAATCCGGGCTTTTACGAAGAGTGCCAAGTTCAAAATTATATTCAATATGGTTGAACGCACGAGCTTTTAGGTTCAATAGCGCGGCACTTGTCTTATAGTAATTCGGAAGATCTCCGATATCATACCATTCTTCAGTTACGATGTTATCAAAATGATAAGGACCACATTTTGAGTATTCAACCAATGCTTCTGAGATGTCATATCCATCCGTATTGTTAAAAGCCAACTTTGCAGCTTTACCATTTGCAAACGAATATAACCCAACAAGAGCTACTGCTTCTTCAATAAGACTCTTTGGCTTATTATAATATTGTTCTCCATCCCACATACACCAAGCAGAATGATTATCAACTGATTTTGTTAATAAGAAGTTTGTGCCCAATGGCATATTCTTTTCTAGAATAATTGCATCACCCAACCATACTACAACAGGCAATTTATCATCTATGATTTCATTCATGCCATATTTGATAGCATCGCGTGGACCATCAAGAGATGGTTGCTTTACAAACTTAATATTAGGATGACGGATTTTACAGTATTCTCTAATGTCATTGAATTGACCATCAACAATGATGATCTCATTTACATCTTTTCCTAATCCTTCGATAATATAATCAAGACATGGTTTGCCATTTACGCGAACCATGATCTTTGATGTATTAGAAGAAAGCGGACGAAGACGAGTTGCTGCTCCGGCAGCTGGAATTACGACGTTGAATTTGCCCATTCTAAAAATCCTTCAATTGTCATTGCTTTATCATCTACATAATAAGTGTCAGCGTATGGTTTACCAAAGACCAATTCATCGTACGGTACACCGTAATCATGTAACCAATGAATAGTTATATGTTGTACATCAGCAAGAATTTTTTGCAAGTCACCATTATGCGTTAACATCCTACGTGCAGAATGAATAATGATATAGTAACCCTGTTCTTTTAGCTTAAGCATTCCATCAATAACTGGTGTGTTTGGTTTAGCCATAGCATACTTCATATACGTATCTTTGCCGCTATGATTAGGAAAGCAGATGGTGTCATCTAAATCAAATACTATACGTTTCAAAAGAATTCCTCCAAGGATCCAGTTGAAGTAGCTTTAGTCTTTGCTTTTAAGCTCTTCATAACTATTCGTTTTTTATTTACAAAATAAGATAATGATTTTTCTTCTACTTCTTTACAACCAAGAGCAGGCGTGTATTCGTTCATCATAGCTTCGAACTCTTGAGAAATATCTTGGCCATAACACTTTTCAAGCAATTGGTTATGTGTCCACTTATCAGTTTGCTTACCAAACTTAGTGATGTGCTCTAACATTTTTGGAATAACGATTGACGCATCAGTTTCTTGACTAACGAAGGCTCTACTTGCTTCAACATATTGTTCATAAAGAACCTTATTAGTTGCGATATTTAATAATTGGTCCATAGTATCTTGTAGGTCTTCACGATCTGACCATACCGCAATTTGTGGATTATCAATGAACCGCTTTCCATTGTCATCGATGTTATTTTCGCCATAGTGTTTATCAAACATAGCTACAGATCCAACGGCCATCATTTCCATTTGTGTGTATTCAAAGCGATCACCATAGTTGTGTGGTTCTCTTGGTAGACGGAAACCAGAATAACCAAACATCGCCGAGCTTAATAGCTTCATTCCATCTTGGTATTCATAAGGGCCAAAGGATTGAATGATTGAACTACTGTCATCGTACTTTTCAAACTTAGCTTTGTAATTTGATCTATCAATGATATCGAATTTAGCACCAATTGAACGCTCAATTCCATGAATGGCCATGTTCAAATCTTGACGCAATGGATACAGGTCAATCAAACGTGCTGGATCTTTCATTGTAGTCCATCGACCAGTATAAATGATGCGCTTATCTTTTTGCTCGAATGGAATCACATATTTATCGTAGTCAGATACAGTGAAAGGTAGCTTCATGCGTGCGATGCGTTCA